CAAAGACACCGTAGCAAAACTTTTAGTAGACCAGTTTGGTTATACTCGGGTAGCTTTTGCGGACCCTATCCGTAACATGCTTATGGAGATCAACCCAATTGTAGAAGACGACATGCGAGTTGCAGATCTAGTTAACGACTATGGCTGGGATATTGCCAAAGCAAAGCCAGAGGTACGCAGGTTGCTACAAGATCTTGGGGTAGGTGCTCGCAAAATATTTGGTGAAAACTTTTGGGTTAAGCAAGCCCTAGGTTCACATAGGCCGTGGGACAACGTAGTTGTTACAGATGTTCGTTTTACAAATGAGGCCGACTATATAAAGGGGTTCCCAGAAGCACAGTTGTGGCGTATAAAGCGTTTTGGGGTAGGTGCTGTAAATAGCCATGTATCAGAGCATGATATGGACGGATACCCCGTAGATCAAATCTTTACTAACAACAGCACCTTAGAAGACCTAAAACTTTTAGTTAAGACAAGGATGATGGCACTAGTATGAGTTTTACAGGAACACTTTTACCGTATCAGGTTGACGCCGTAGAGGCAATGGTAAGCCGCAAGAAGATGCTTGTGGCCTACGACCTTGGCTTGGGTAAAACTGTTCTTACTATTGCAGCATTAGAAGAGCTTAATCTTGAAGAGCCTGGTATTGTTATCTGTCTATCAAGCCTTAAATATCAATGGGCGGAACAGATTAGGAAATTTACAGATGCTGGAAACCCTTTGGTCATTGATGGCACGCCGAAGCAAAGAGCCCTCCAATACGAACAAGCGCTCACTGGAGAATACACTCATATCATTATCAACTATGAGCAAGTTGTTAATGACTGGGAGCAAGTACGATGTCTCCCACAAGGATTCATTGTATGCGATGAAGCAACGGCAATCAAATCTTTCAGATCAAAACGATCCAAACAAGTAAAGAAGTTAGAAAGCAAAGTTAAGTTTGCACTCACCGGTACGCCAATTGAAAACGGTAAACCGGAAGAACTGTATAGTATTATGCAGTTTATTGATCCTAAGATCTTAGGGCGTTTTGATTTATTTGATCAAACCTTTATTGTACGCAACCGCTTTGGTGGTGTAGAACGGTACCGTAATATACCTACGTTAAGCAAGACACTTAGTACTGCGACAGTACGTAAACGCCAACAAGATCCTGATGTGGCTCCGTACTTGCCTACTACTATATTTGCTGAGCCTATACTTGTATCTTTTGATAAGGCAGGGGCAAACCTTTATAAGCAGATTGCTCGTGAAATTCTAAATGATTTAGATGACGCTTTAGATAGCTATGGAAGTTCCTTTGATATATTTTCACACTACTCTGGTGAGCATCAGGATGAGGCTGCCAATGCTCTTAAGGGCAAGATTATGTCTAAATTAACTGCCCTACGTATGCTTTGCGATACCCCCGCTTTGTTATCAAATTCGGCTGGTAAATACCGTAAAGATAAGGATAGTGGCTCTAAGTATGTAAATGATCTTGACGAAAGTGGGGCACTTGCTCTTTTAAAATCCTCACCTAAGCTGTCTGCTCTTAATAATTATGTAGGAGAGTTCTTAGATAGTTATGACGGAAATAAGTTAGTTATCTTTACTAGTTATGTACATATGGTAAAGATTCTAGCAAAAGATCTTGAAAAGTATTCGCCTCAAATTTACACAGGAGAACTAAATGCTAAAGATAAAGAGACTGCGAAGGTTACTTTCCAAACTGATCCAAGTTGTCGTATTCTTATTAGTTCTGACGCCGGTGGGTATGGTGTGGATTTGCCTCAGGCTAATCTACTCATTAATTACGACCTTCCGTGGAATGCCGGCCTGGCGCTACAACGCAATGGCCGTATACGAAGAGCCTCTAGTACTTGGCCTTCAATTGTTATTCAAGACTTCTTAATGGAGGGGTCCATCGAGGAGCGTCAGCATTCTATGCTCGTACAAAAAATGGCTGTAGCAAATGCAGTATTAGATGGTGAGGGTATAAATGATGCTGGAGGAGTTACTTTGACTGCGGGCACACTTAGGGCTTTTTTAACGTCAATTTCGGTCTAATATATACTTACTATGCCAAATGCACCTAAGACACCCACACGTACTATACGTGTATCCACTGAACTTTGGACTGCCGTAAAGGACAAAGCCGCTATTGAAGAACGTACCGTTACGGACGTTATTATTCAGGCTTTAAAGGCATATATCACGGATTTGCATTCTCCGGAGTTATAGTATATAATATTTATATAGGGGGGTAAAGATGCCAAAAGTTGTGCACAAAGAGTTACCAAAGACTGAAGACCAATTTCTTTCTAAAGTTCGAGAGTTCCTTGGTCTGCGTAGTCGTGTAGAAGACCTAACCGCACAGAGAGATGCGCTTAAGTCAGAGCTTTCAGATATTGTAGATACAGACGGTGAGCCGGATGAAAAGGGAAGCCTGTACGTTCAGCTTCCAGAAGAAATTGATGGGTACACCGCTTTAAAGCGTCAGCGCAAAGTGTCCCAGTCTCTTGACTCAGAAGTCGCTGAGAAGCTTCTTAAAGAAAAGAATCTTTTTGATCGCTGTTATGTAATGGAGCCAGTACTTAAAGAAGACGAGGTTATGGCCTGTCTTTACGACGGTTTGCTTTCTGAAGAAGAAATTGATATAATGTTTCCTAAGAGAGTTTCATTTGCGTTTGTTCCAGTAAAGGCGTAGCAATGTCAGATAAGGTCGAAGACTTCTTTGGGGCTTTGGATGATTACTATCCAGGCTCTAAAAGAAAACGTCGTCCTATTGATCCAATTGTTTCTGATAAGAAAAAGAAGAAGTCCGAAGAAGATTCCTGGGATGCAAATCCTCAGGTAAAAACCTTACCTAACGGTAAGACAGTAGAATTGTTTAGTGCAGGGTCATTGTGCCAAGCACTAGGCAGACCGATAGTAACTCTAAGATTGTGGGAACGTAAAGGTTATATACCACGTGCACCTTACAGACTACGATCAATGGTTATAGACGGAGTAAAGAAGCCAGGTTGGCGTATGTACTCTCGGGCTATGATTGAGACTACTATCAAAAGTTTCGAGTCTAGGAAGCTTATAGATGCTCCCCGGATTGATTGGAATAGGCATACAGAACTATCATTTGAACTAATGGAGGCCTGGAAAGTTATTCACGATCAAGAAACTGCGTAATCAACCTAGCGTAAAAGCTCACCCGAGCTTAGCTATCAACCCACAACCGAAAGGACGCCATGAGCGCCGCATCACTAAAGCTAAAGAAAGAAACACCTAACGTAGATTCATATGGATCTGCTGACATTGACGAAGATCTGTTTGAAGTTGAAGACGAGAATGAAACACCTGCTCGTTCATCTTCAGTACAATCAGGCTGGGCTGCTGCTAAGAAAGTAGCAAGCTCCCAAACTAAGTCTTTCACAACTGATTTCAAGTTTGATGAGGACGTACAACTTATTAAATTCATCTCTGATGAACCAATGGCTTTCATGCAGCACTGGGTTAACCGCCCAGGCAAGAAGTCATTCATCAGTACCGGTGAGGATGATCCACTACTAAAGGTCGGTAGCATTCCTTCTCCTAAGTTTGCATTTACTGTATTGAACATCTCTGATGAAGAACCAGAAGTTCAATTGATGACTGTTGGGGTACGCCTATGCGGTCAGCTTGAGAAGCTTGCTTCAAATCCGAAGACAGGCCCTCTCAACCGTGCTGATCTTTATTGGGCGGTAAGCAAGTCTGGTCAAGGCACTAAGACTTCTTACTCTGTCGTTCCTGTTAAAGAACGCGACCTTGCAGAGGAATGGGAACTAGATCCCGTTGCTGTTGCTGAGTTAGTCAAAACCGCTAAGCCATTAGGGTCTGAAGCTCTCCAGACCTCAACTAAAGCTGAGTTGGCAGAGATTGCTCGTGAAATTGCAGCAAGCAACTAAGTAACACCAAACTGCTGGGGGGGCCTGGTTTTTGACCTCCTTTCTACGGGTCCCCCTAGCATTACTTAAGGAGAGCAATGAATATTATTACGACAGCAGAACAGCTTGCTGAGTTTGTTTCCGCCTACAATAAAGTAGATGCATTTGTCTACGACGTAGAAACTGTTGGTGCCCATAGAGGCGACCCACGACAGAACATTGTTACGTGGATTGCTTTTGCTACCCACGACCGTGTAGATGTTATTCCTATGGGTCACCCAAACGGAGATTATATCCGTACAGATTTTCCTTTGCTTCCTTCAGCACAAGACAGAATTATTAAAGGCCTTGCTATTCGTTCCTCTGATTACAGCAAGGATGAGCGTAAAGCCACTAAAGTATTTACAGATCCACCAGAGCAACTCACTGCCGGTGAAGTATTCAAAGCGCTTAAGCCTTTGTTTAGAAGTGGCAAGTTAAAGATCGGACACAACCTAAAGTTCGATCTGCAGAGTGTTACCAAGTACCTTGGTGCCCTGCCAGCGCAGCCATATGCATGTACCCTCAATGCTGCGTTTATTATTAATAGTCAGAACCGTCTTAACTTAGGTCTTGATGACTGCTTAAAGCGTGAGTTCGGGTACGAGATGGTTAAGGGTGTTGGTAAAGAAGTAGAGGTCTACAGCTTTGATGAGGTTGCTGCCTATGCTGCTTTAGATGCTGAGTGGACTTGGAAACTGTGGCAGAAGTATTCTGAGGATCTTGATCGTGACAACCTTCGTGGACTTTTTCGCTTAGAGATGGACGTGCTTGAGGTTATCTCCAACATGGAGTTACACGGAGCAAACATTGATGTAGATCAACTCAGTAAGCTAAAGACTGAACTAGAGGTTCAGTTAGAGACTACTAAAGCAACTATCTACCGGTTAGCTGGTAAAGCTTTCAACATTAATAGCATACCTGAAAAGCAGAAACTAGTATTTGGTTCAAAAGCAGATGGCGGTCGTGGGTTAAAACCTAAGGGGCGTAACGCTTTAACTCCAAAAGGTAAGGCTAACGAAGAAACAGGAAACGACCTTACTATCACAGACTACTCTGTGTCAGAGCCTGCCTTAAAGATCTTTCAGGGTAAGGATGCTTTTGTTGATGCCTTGCTTAACTACGCGGATCTTAATAAGCTTTTAACTACATATGTAATTCCGTATTTAGGTGGGGATATTACACGCACAACTTCTGGTAAGTCTAAGATTGTGGCTAAAAAGAGTCTCCTTGTAAAGGGGAAGATCCACACAGACTTTATCCAGTATGGGGCTGAGACTGGCCGGTTTGCTTCCCGCAACCCTAATCTTCAAAACATTCCTAACTCTAAGAGCATAAATGGTAAAGCTATTCGTAACCTATTTGTTGCACCAGAGGGCTACAAGATGATCGTAGCCGATTACTCTCAGATTGAGCCTCGTGTTACCGCTTCTTTTAGTGGTGATCGCCTTATGTGTGAAGGTTACTTGAACGGTGAAGACGTCTATGTAACTATGGGTAAGCTTCTTGGTATTGACGACCGCCCTAAGTGTAAGACTCTGTTCTTAGCGGTTATGTATGGTGTTGGACCGGATAAGGTAGCAGCCGATATCGGTTGTTCAGTTACTGAGGCTAGAGATCTTTTAGATCAGTTTGCTGCTAAGTTTCCTACAGTAATGCGCTATAAGAAGCAGGTCATTAGCGATGCTCGCCGTCGTGGTCCTGTACCTCATGCTTTGACCTACTTAAAGCGTCGCCGGTACTTACCTAACCTTCGCTCCAATGTGATGTGGGAACGTGCTCAGGCAGAGCGCCAGGCCTTTAATACGGTTATCCAGGGGTCTTCAGCAGATCTTATAAAACTTGCTATGATTAGGGCACATAACTTAATACCTGATAAAGCAAGCTTAATTCTTACTATTCACGATGAACTTGTAACTGTTACTCCAGAAAACCTAGTAGAGGAAACAGAGGCAGCAATTCGTGAAGCTATGGAAGGCATAAATGCTCTCAGCATACCGTTGTTGGCAGAAGTAACTATTGCTAATAGATGGGGAGATGCAAAATAATGTTTGGTAAAAAAAGAAATAAGGAATGGAAGCTTCATCGCATGCTAACAATTCCGCTTCCTGTTTTAATCAGGCAGGTAATCTATGATTCAATGCTAGAACCTGCAGAAGACATTGCTGAAGCTTTAGGGCTTCCACCAATTTCTGACGAAGTTGCAGAGATGGAAGAGCGTGCAAGCCAAGATAGATTAGAATATTTTTCTCACCTATTACCTTTTATTGACTCTCATGCAGATATCGCTGCAAAGATTGCAGCAGCGGCCTACGTATTATCTGATGAGGTTGACACAGAAGAGAAGTTAAACAGTATAGATATAGAAGACATGACTAAGTTATTCAGATTAGTCTCTTTATCCTCGTCAGTTTCTTGTATCTCTACGCTATACAGTTTAGACCTTATACATTCGAATGGAGCAAAACATGGCAAATAATGACTGGTGGGCAAATAAACTAGGAGGAAAAGGACTATCTAGTCCCACGCCCCCCACAGGACCCGCTCCAAGTCAACCGTATGTTCCTCCTGCACAACAGCCAAACGTGCAGGTTAACTACGATCCAGACAACGATCAGCTAGTAACTAAGGCTCGTACATCTCGTATGAGCGATCGTTGCCCTGAGTGCAATAGCGGAAATTATTTTGCCCCACAGGGCACACAACGTATGCGTTGTTATGACTGCGGATACCCAATTACCCAAAGTGGGTCAGGATCAATTAGCACCGGAAGCAGTAGTAGCGGACCTACTCAAGCAGCAAAACAAATGGGACAAAGTGGCGGGTTTAATCCAGGAACAATCGTAGATAGGATCGGGTAATGGGAGTTATTAATTCAGAAGCACTAAAGGTTGTAGCAAACATCAATAAGAAGGTCGGTGCCGGTACAGTAGTACTGGCTAGTCAAGTACGCCTACCAGAACGCATTACTACCGGATCACTTACCTTAGACGTTGTCCTTGGTGGTGGATGGCCCATGAATCACTGGGTTGAGTTAGTGGGCGAAGCTTCTCATGGAAAGACCGCACTTGCGTTACGTACTATTGGTGCTAATCAAAAACTTAATCCAAACTTTACCGCTGTTTGGATTGCTGCTGAGGCGTTCGATGCTCAGTATGCAACATTATGCGGGGTGGATACAGAGCGTGTCCTCTTAGTAG